TAAAGAACGCCTCTTCCCTGGCGATCTCTGCTGCGTGTTCCTTTTCGTACTGTTCCTGCAGCCGTGCGCGAGTTTCGTCGACATTGGCGATGGCCTTCTCGGCCTCTGCCATCGCGGCTTTGCGAGTGGCACTGAAAGTGTCGATCTGGGCATCAGTGTAGCCGAAATAGTTCTTCAGCACAGAGCGCGCGTTGAGGACTTTCGGCGGGATCGCCCGGGGATCCGAGATGTCCTTAAACAACCCGTTGATGTAATCCACGGGCTTGTTGAGATAATCAAGGAGCGTCTTGATGTACGACGCCTTAGACTGGAAAACCTCGTCCTTGGCTTCGCTCCAGGGGAGGATATTCTCAGCGAAGTCGCGCTTCTGCTCGTGCGTCAGCTTCTCGAAGGCCGCGCGGATGCCCTCCTTGACAACCTTCGGCTGCGCGCTGAAGCGCAGCTGCTCGTTGAGGAGCACGTCGTTCTCTGGGATCTCCACCTCGTAAAGGGCACCCGACTGGCGTGCCTCTGCCCTGATGCCAGTGAGGTCCGCGTTGGCCAGCAACTCCGCATCAGCGTACAGCTCGTCACGCCACAGCTTGTTCGGGAGTAGTCCTTCCTCTATCACATGACGGACGTCCTCAATGGTTGCAGCCGGCTTCCCGGCGCGGATCGCATTCTGCGTTGCCGCATGGTAAGCGTCAGCGATGTTCGACGGGGCCATATCGTCGTCGCGGAACGGCGCTTCGTTTCTGAGATTGTAGAAATCCTGCGGCGTCATCTCCGGGTCGGCGTCGATCCTGTCGAGCAGGGTCTGATACTGGCTGATCAGTCTGGCCATGAAGGTCTTGCCGGCTCGCGTGCCTTTAGCAAGCTCCTGTACGTCAGCAAGGTCTTTCAGGACCCGACTGTCTTCGTCAAGCGCTAAACCGTCAGCAGCGACGTTACGTATACTATTCACATGACGACTCAGCGCGCCAGCGAGCTTTGGATCAATCTTTTGACCGTTCTTTGTGAAGAGGAACTCGGTGTTGGACATCTGCTCGCGGTATCCTGCCGCGACCAGACGATCCCGCGCGGCGTACAGAGCCCCGGCTCCGTGAGCGTTGCCGCCCGCGCCCGAGTTGCTCTTCTCACGGCTGAACCTCTCGATCACGGTGTTCTCGCCGGTACCGTGCCAGGCTGACTGTTCGTACCGATTGCTCCCGCCGACCAACTGCCCCTTCTCGTTGACGGCGACGCCATAACCATGCTCGGTGTCGCCGATGGAGTTGGCAACCGCGTCCTGGTTGAACGTCTGTGCGGGCTGCTGGGCCAGCGCCTGCGACTGTTCGCGCAGCTTGGCGATCTCCTGTGTGACGACCTTGCTGGCCGCGCCATAGTCGGAGCACATGACGCCTTCGCCGGGCTTATACAATCCGGTGTAGCCAGGGTCATAAACAAGGAAGACAACGTCGGGAGCGCCGTTATTAAACATGCTGTACTGTTTTGTCGTTTTAGTGGTCCAGCCCTTGGGGCGGAACTCCCAGCTGAACGCACAGCGCGACACAGCCCGGAACCCCATATGGGAGTATGTCTCAGGAAGAACCGTATCAAAGCAATCCATGTGCCGGCCGCCCATCTGTACGGCGAGTAGAAGCATCGCTTGGACAACCTTGGGGTACTTCCCGTCCTCGTTCGCCTTAAGTTCCTTGCCGTCAACGATCGGCGCGCCCTTCATCGAGAAAGCCGAGACGATCCCGCCATTTTCATCGACAGCAAAACCGGCGCGAGCCCCCTCTGCGAGAACCAATCTCGCGATCTTCGGCGCTTCCGGGTCCTCCGACTGGTTCATGTACGTCTTGAGAGACTTGACCTCGACGCAGAGTCCCCACGGTCCCTGCGATTCCATGCCCCTTATGAGCGCCCTGCGGAATGCAGAGGCCGATTTGGCAATGTTCTTCTCGTCCATCGCCAGCTCATAAAAGCGCGGAGTCGCAGCAAAAACCTCTTTCAGGTTTGCCGCGACTCCGCGATCAAGCACATATTCAGCTGCCCTGACTTTGACCGGATTCTTCAGCCCCAGATCAAACTCTACATACCCGCTGCTTCGATCATGTCGTCCAGGTTCTTCGCGTCCTCGATTGACCGTATAAGGGGCAGAGAATTCCTGAGTGCCTCCAGAGAGAAGTTGTCCGTCCGTATATGATAGGTCTCCCCGGTTTTGGTATCCGTCAGCGTACGCGTCTCGGGATCCAAAGAAAGCCCCGAATTGGGATCTAACCGCAAGAAGTTTCTTATGGATCTCGTCTTCGCCCCTGAAGCTGGCGTCGAGCCGGTCGGCGACGCGGGAGAGGATCTCGCGTCCGCCTTCAACGGCGTCCCATCTGGCGACCATCCCGGCATGAACATCCGGTACAGCTCCGCGGTCAGCGCCGGGTTGAGATCCCCGCCTCTCGGCGTCACTTGCCGCGACTTCCTTGTCGAGTTTTTCGAGTTGTTCGCCATAGCCAGCCTCCTCAAGAACCGCTCTGTAATCATTGACCCCGTCGCCCTGCGTGAACAGCTGTGCGAAATCGACCGTGCTGCCGACCAGTTCATCGGTGATCACGCCTGACTCGATCAGCTCGCGGAACGAAGGAGTGACGGGGGCTTCGCCCTTCTTTCCTTTCTTATTATACTCTTTCTGCTGCGTCTTCGCAAGGTTTTTGGCGTAATCCGAGATCGCTTTTGCCCACGACCAGATCGTCTCCTGGACCTCGGCAGGGGCCCATTCTTCGCCGGTCAGCTTCGTCAGCAATTCCGCAGCCAGACGGACTTTCGCGTTCATGGCCAGATAACCGGAGGAATAACCGGGATCGGCGTTTTCAGGCTTGTATTCTCCTCCTCCGAAGATCTTCTGCAGACGCCCGATGAACTTCGCCATCCACGTGTCGTTGGTGACGTAGGACAGGTCGCCGCGGAGGTTGTACTTGAAGCTGTTGACCTTGGCACCGGAATGGATGGTCTCGGCCGCGTTTGGATCCGTCAGAGCGCGGACGGTGTTATTCACCCAAGCCCCAAGGACGGGACCGAGTTTTTCACCGGTATCCTTGTCTATCTGGGACTCTTTCTTGGCTTTCTTCTTGGATTCACTCCCCTCCACCTGATCGGCCTGCTGCACGTTATCCCGCATCAGCTGGATGACAGCGCGGCGCTTCTCGACGTCGTCGAGTTTCTCCCAGTCGGGGTGCGCCTTCGTCCATTCCTTCCATGCCGCCCAGACTTTGAGCGAATTCATCAGGTTGGTTTCGACGGAGCACTGCGGCGAGGTCGCCGCCAGCAGCGCAGTGAAGCGGTCCGTCTCATCACCGAAGACAGAGAAGAGTGCAATGGCGCTGCGAGCGTACCAGCACTTCTTCGCGTAGCCGGCCAGAGCCGCGACCGCGTACTCGTTGAGGTCGGGCATGCTTGAATAGGAGTTGACGAAGCCGCGGATCGTCTTAATATTGCCGGCGTTGATCTTGCGGAGCTCGTCCTCATTCAGCCCCTGCGAGCCCTCATCCCATGCGGTCTTCTCCAAGTCGGTCAGCTTGGCGTAGCTCTTGGGTGCAGCGGACTGATTAAAGACATTGGGATTGTTTTCTCCAGAATCTTGTGATAAAATCTGAGTACCGGACATAGAGAGGCTCGTATCAGCTGATGACCTATGTTGGTCGGTTGGGGGCCGCTGATACGGGGACAGGCCGCCACGCAAATACAACACCTCCTGAGCATTCAGGAGGTGTTTTTTTATGAATGCATAGGCTGCCTTTTTATCTCGTTTTTCCCCTGCGGCGATGAATGCCGTAACTATACGACCGTCTTGTCCCTCTTCAACTCCAATAACAATCCCGTTAGACAGGCCATAATCACCGTACTGATACAGGCCAAGGTACAGTTTTCGCCCATTCTCCTGACGCGTGATCGCAACCGGCGTTTTGATTGTCTGCGGAGCAACCAGCAAGCCGTATACACGTTTGTCTCTAACCTTGCTCAGGTCATCGTTTTCTGCGGCGTCTTTCCCTGCGATGAGATGCAGTGCATATTTCCTGGGGGTTTCGGTATTGCCTGGTTCAAAGTAGACTTTATTACCCAATGGATCGATGATCGTCTTCCCGATATAGGACTCGATCATTTCCCCCGCTTCTGATAACAGCTCTTCTGGCGAGGCTTTTTCGAGCTTGGCCACGAGGCTTTGGTCAACTGGGATCTCTTCAATTTCCTTGTTGACCACTTTCTCAATAAAGCTGTCGATTTCTTCCTGCGTGTAGCTCCTCTGCTCAAACGTATTGACGCCGCCGATGGTCTGCGTATGCGCCTGAGCGGTCCCGTTAGGAGCATAGACATGCTCGGGAGCCATGAGGAGGTCGTCGAACACGTCGCGGAGTTCGTTGGGCAGCAGCTCGTCGAAGCCGAGGTCACGGATGGTCTTGTAGATGTCCACCAGCCATTCGCGGATCCGGTTAAAGACTTTCTGCAGCCCGGTCGGAGCCACGCCGTCGCGCAGGTACATCTCGAAGCTGCGGGCGAACATCTCGTGCGCATTTCTGACGCGCTCCTGCGTCGCCTCGTCGAGCGTTACAAGCGGAACGCCGAACGCGCTCTCGATGTCGCTGACGCCTAGCACGCGCAGCACGGTCGCCAGTTCGTCCTTGATGGACTGCGGCGCGTTCTTCATGTGCGCGAGGTGCCACAGGTCGTTGAGCATGACGTGCCCGAACTCGTGGAAGATCGTACTGGCGTTCGCGTGCTGACCGAGGACGATCGTCTGCACCACGTTGAGGAGCGAGTCGTTGCTGATGTCCACAGAGCCCAGCGTTTCGTCTGCCTGCGTCTCGGGATTCCACGCTACGGTGATAGCACCCTGCGCTTCGCCCTCGCGGCGCTTGAACTTCAGGTTCTGGAGGATCTGCGAGGTCTTGACGCTGCCGCCTTCCTCGTTCATCCGGCTCGCCGTACGGTAGGCATAGTGCGTGATAACTTTTGCCGCCTTGCCGGACAGTTCCGAATCGACGTTCATCGCTTCAATTCTCTTGGCCAGATCAGCTTCAGCCGCGTGCGCGTCCTTTCCGAACGGGGTCTCGTCCTGCTCGTAGGCGTCGATGATACTTTCGTTGACCTTGGCGATCACATTAGCCGCTTCGCGGCGAGTCATCGCAGACATGTCCTTGCGGTAGTTCTCAGCCAGAGCTGCCGCCATGCCAGGGAAGTTGCCAAGGTTGCGTTCATAGCGATGCCTGCGGAGCATGATCTCTCCGGTTGAAAGCCTCTCAGCGTTCGGATCGATCCCAAGGGCGGCATCGAGTTTTGCCTGATCTTCCGCGGACAGCGTCTTGCGGTAGGCGTCATAGTCTTCGCCGCTGATGTAGCAGTAGTCGGAGAACGTATTCGGGACTTCTTCTTCCTCCGTCTGCGTCTCCTCAGTGCCGAAGGCAGCCTCGACCTCCTTGCGCTCGGCATCGTAGGCCGTCTCAGTCTCAGGCAGGGGCTGCTCTTCCGTCTGCGCAGCGGGCCGCTCCGCCGGCTGTGTCGACGTCTGTTCCTCTGCCTGCGCTGTCGTCTGGGGAGCCGCCTGATCGGCAGGAGCTTCTGCCTGTGGCTGTACTGCCTTCGTCGGTTCGTTCGGCAGATCGCCGTCCTCTACAGCGCCTTTTGCTTTCGCAGCTTCGTAGCGTTCATAGTAGGCTTTAACATCCGGCCTGGCATTATAGCGGTACTTCCCCCACATAGACGGCACCGCGTTGAGGAAGATCCCCTGCATGAGGAACGCCGGTCCCATATCCGCGACAGCCTCGACGAAATCGCTGACTCCGCCGGCGACCGCTTCTGACCAGGGGATCGTTCCCCATGCCTCGCCGGCTGTCCTGCCCTTGGCCATCTCTGTACCGACATAGGAAGCACCGCGCTGCACTGTCCCCTGCAAGAGTTCTTCCCCTGCTTCAGACGACAATCCGACAACGCCCTCGCCGGCAGCCTTCGCAGCGATTGCACCGAATGCCTTCAGGAACCCGATGAATCCGCCCCGCCCGAACTGCGATGCGTATCCATCAAGGGATTTTTTAATGTTCCCCAGCCCGATGGCCTTCAGGATCCCGCCCGATCCCGCGGCTTTCGCTGTCGTAATCAGCGGGAACATCCGCGCGAGCGGGGCCATCACCAGATCTCTGTTCCAGACTTCGATCATGCCGTTCACGGTACCGGCCGCAAGAGAGATCATATAGGCAGTCTCGCGATCGAGCGGCTTGCCGTTCTCGTCTTTCGCGTTCTCACGCAGATCTTGAAGCACGCCAGACTGCTCTCCCCGCGTCGCTGAGTAAAATGCCTCTCTCCCTGTGCCGCGCCACAGCGCTGTCACCAATCTATTTTTTAAAGGAGCGTTCGCCGCCGCCTTGCCCCATACAGCGCTGCCGGCAGACACCGCAGTAGTGACGAGCTCAAGGACATCTATCGCATCCCTCATGTCACTGATGGACAGCTTCCTGTTGCTTTTATAGCCGGGAGCGAGATTCTTCATCTCGGTGTCCATGATCCAGCCGGCAACATTCTTGAATAGTCTCGGGAACTTGATAAACAGCGTCGCCGGGGCATCCATCGCAGTTTCGCCCATCGTCATAATGGGATCGAGCAGCGACTGACCGAAGAAACGTGTGAGTGATCCCCACACGGTCTGCGCGTAGCTCGTGCTGTACCGCATACTCTCCTGCTGCACGGTTTTCGCCAGCTCGTCGTATTCTTTTTGGATCTCTGGCGGGAATTCCTTATCGCCGTATTTGTAATCGATCACAGACATCCGATGACGTGCCAAAACCAGGCGGCCCTGAGATAGCAGCGCGTCCGACCAGGACTCCCAGGCTTTTACCTGCTCAAGCGCGGCGCGCTTGGTATCGGCATTAAAGAAGATCTCGGTCAAGCTCTTCTTTAACAGCTTGGAGGCCGAGCGCATCTTATGGATGACTTCAGGAGGTTCTCCGTACAGTTTGCCGAGCGTCTCGTCTTGAAGGTAGTCAAGAGCATTCTCGAGTTGAACTTTGTACTTGTCGCGTTCGTAGTATTCGTCGATCTCTTTCAGGGCGTCTTTGTCGCCGCCGGCAAGCGCTCGACGCCGCGCCTCATCGCGAAGCAGGTACGTGAGAATGTCGCCGTCTTTGTATCCTTCCTTGCGTGCGGCGTCTATGAAACGGCGTTCCCCGTAGTAGCGCATTCTCAGCACGTCATATGCTTCGGAGCCGAGCGGCTTGTAGTACGGTTTTATGCTGCGGTCCGTCGCCCCTCCGGACGGGTCGTCCATCCCGAAGTCTGACTGCGGCGCGACCTCCGTATCTGTCGCCTTTTTGTCGGCCAGCTCATCTTCATAAGTCGCATACTGTTTCCTCGGAGCGGCGTCGATACCCGAGTAGAAGTCCGTAGGATCAGTGTACTCACCTTCAAGGACTTTCTCCACCAGCGAGGACGAGACACCAGATTCAGATTCAGACTCAGTCTCGGTAACTACCGTTTGAGGCGATGGCGCAGCCGCCGGCTCAGTCAGCACTCGTTCATCAAGCGGGCCGCTCTCTTCCGTGTCGCCCATCTTCTCCAATACGTCGGTGCTGTTGCCCGCCACCATGTCTTCAGGATCAAGGATGAAGTCGTCACTTCTTCCCGGCATTCTGCGTCACCTCCTTTGAAGTTTCTTTGTACTTTTTTTCGAGATTCGCTTGAATCTTCTGTTCGTCCGGCGGATCAGAAACAAAGCGCAGCGCACTGAACGTATCAAAATCATTGCCGGCTTTAGTCTTCCCCCACAAACCAGTAAAACTGACTTCGTACGTTTCCGCGGCTCCCGCAGCGATTTTTTCACGTGCCTTATGCACGCGGTCATCAAAGTCGGTACTCTTTCTGTCGATGTTCTCCACGACCTTGTCGAAATCGTAAAGGCGCAGGTCAATCGACGTCTTGTCAAGTCCCCACTTTTTCAGCAGACCTTCCAGCGCTGTGCGATTCTGCTTCGTCACAATCACCTGCGCTTGGGAATAGCGCTTCTTTTTCTCAATGATGTCGTCGCCGGTTTGATTCGAGATAAGGCCGCGCTTTACAGCGAGCTTCACTGTGTCTTCACCGGTCTGCCCGAATTTGAGAGCATTGGTGAGGTCGTTGACGAATTTATCGCGGCTTTCTTTCCAACCGTTTTTTGTGCCATTTGCCATACCCCACGCCTCAGCGTTAATCCTGTCTTCCTGTTCTTTCGGCGGCAAAGTGTAGAAGTTCTCGCCTCTGGTTCCCATCTCCTTAGCAAGACGGTCTACGATATGCGGACGCGTCCGCAGGGCTTCCTGATATGCCAATGCTTTCGGGACGCCATCCGCCGACATTTTCCCTTCTTTTGCGAAGGCGTTGAGCTGTGCAGGCGTAAACTTCTCCCCCTGGTCCATCCTGCCTTTCAGCTCCTTTAAGAAGCCCGACTGTGCCTGCCCGAGAGCGGCACGCCCCTGTGCGATACGCGAGCGCAGTTCCGACGACCGCGTCTTGAACTCGGCAACGTAGCGCCGCTCCTCCTCGCCCTCGAAGTTCTTGCGGATAAACGCCAGTCCGGCGGCCTCGTTGCTGCCGAATCGGCGGATCAGCTGATCGCCCATCTCCTGTGTCTCGATCAGCTCCATCTTGTTCTTGATGCTGGCGTCAAGTCTCACCTGCATATCAGGCAGCAGGGCGTTGCGGTTTTTCTCGAACATCGCCTGTGCAGCGCGAGGGTCGTCCTGGAGGATGGAGGCGATACGCAGCGAGTAGAACTGCGATTCGAGCTTCTTGGTTTCAGCCGCGACCTTCTCCTTACCGAACGGGGCCCAGCGTTCGACGGACGCGGATACGGCAGTGTCAAGAGCGTCCCTGAACAGCTCCTCGTTGCGGACGTTCATGGACGCGTCCTGATACGCCTGCGCAATGGTCCCCTCAAAGACGGCGTTCTTGACCTTCTCGCTGGCGTCCTGCTCAAAGCGCATGACCGACTGTGTGGAATAGTTCACCACATTGTCGATCGCGCTCATGAACCTCTGCCTCGCCGGTCCAGACCATTTACGGTTTTTCGCGAGTTCCTCGGCGAGATCGGTCGCGAACTTCGTGTAGCGCTCAGTGCTGCCGAAAACGTTCTCGCCCTGCTGCGCAAAAATGCCGGTATCCTTGGCGTTCAGGAACTCAGTGTTTCTGCGCCGGAACTCGGTAACAGACTGCGCAAGCTCGAACTGCTCCTTGTTCTCCTGCAGTTTCATGATGCCGAGCCGCAAGGACTCGACGCCCTGAGCAAGGCCGGCTGAAGTGTCAACAGGCTTAAGCGCCACGCCGGTCGCGCCGTCGGGCACCTGCACCTGCGTGCGGACGCTGGGGATCTGGGGCGTGACCTGCTGCTGGTAGACGGGGACTCTCATTTAATACCTCCGACGCCGCAGCACGGTGTTGCCCTGATAGATCGCCACAGGCGTCGTGCCGACTTGTGCGTCCTCGAAGGTCGCGAATGACTGCTTGATCGGGGACGCCGCTTTCGGTGCGGCACTCGCCCCGGGTGCCTTGAAGTTGCCCCAGTTCGCTGCCGCCTGCCCGACAGCAGCAAACAAGCTGCCCGTTAATGCGTTGCGTCCAGCCGCTCGTGCCGCGCTGGCCTGCCCCATGTACGCCTCATACTGGTTGTGGCCTGCCTGACGCTGGAACCGCGCGTTCGTCGTGTAGTCCTGCGCCTGATTGATCAAGGCAAACTTCCTGCGGGCCGTGTTCAGCCCCATCTGGCGGACGTCTTCCTCGCCCTGCACCATCGTGTCCGTCATCACAGACATCGGCGTGCCGCTGGCAAGCGACAGCCCGCTCGCACCGTAGCCGGCAGCCTGCTGCGCTTGGATGGCGCGGATACGGTCCCGTGCCTGCTTCTGCTCAACAGCGCCAGCCTGCGACACGGCCTCGGACTCCGCGCGGGCACGGCCGGCGTTCTGCTCGGCGATGCGGGCCTGCGCCTCGTAGGAGTCACGCGCGGCTTTCGCTTGGAACTCGTACGCGGCCGCCTGCGCCTTTGAATTTCTGTATTGGATGATCCCCTGCCCGATCGTCGCCGCGGCGGAGAGTCCGATCATTACTGCGCTGCCCATTGAAGTCTCACCTCACAGAAAAGAGCGCCGTTCCTCCCGTAGGGAGCCGGCGCAAGGATCTCACAGCCCAGCCAGCGAGCCCACTTGAGGGACAGGTCGTACCGGGCGTCTATGTAGGCGCGGAGCCGCGGGTAGCAGCAGAGGAACTGCACCTTGTACCGCTGGCACGCGCGAAGGAATTCAAGTTTGTGTTTAAGGATGTCGGTCGTGCCAAGCATCCAGAAATCGTGCCACCCGTCTTCCGGGGGCTTGTCGACAACGCCGGCGACGCACAGCGGCGTGCGATCCGGGGCTAGGAAGGTGTAGACGGTCCTCGACTCGACCCATGATCTGGCCAGCGCCGAGATGGGGGACTCGTCCCACGAGGCCATGCACTCAAGCGCCTCCTCGGGGCGGAAGTGGTCGGCGATGTAGCGCAGGTGCGCCCCGGTTGTCGTCGCCGAAATGATATGTTTCCATTTCCTACCCACCCGCGCTCACCTCCGGGACGATCGCCAGCACTGACGCCGGCAAGGGGTCCTTCGTCTCGATCCACACCGAGCCGCCGCCGTAGTCGACGTAGCTACTTGACAGGCTCAGATGGATGTCGCACGACCGCAAGCCCGTGGCCGCGTCATACGGCTCCGCCGTGCGGTCGATGCTCTCCTGCAAATGGGATTCATCGACGCCTGCCCACAGCCCGCGTGTCTGCTCGACGCGGATCGCGACAGCGGCCACGCGGGAGCGCCGCGTCAACTGCACGCCGTCTTGGCGCTGCATGTTGAGGTCAAGCGTGCGCAGCTTGCTCTGGTAGGGTAGGCCGGCGTGGATGAGTTTGGCCGCCTTCGTCAGTGTCACCGTGCCCTGCGCGGACACCGTGAACTCGCCGGCCACGCTGCCGTCGGCCAGCACCTGCACCTTCTTGCCGGCAAGGTGCGCCAGACCGGTCACGTTCTTCGTGCCGGCGTTGCTGCGGATCGTCACGCCGCTGTCGAGGTAGTACGCCTCGGCTGCGGTCGTGACCGCCTTGGGTTCCATGCGTTCAATGACGCGTGTGCCGTTGCGCAGGACGCACAGGTACACGTCGCTGCCGAAGACCCCGGGGATCGCGGCGATGCTCTCGACCGTGCCGTCGGTCGGGTGCCGCGCCCATGCGAAAACATCGTGTTCCCTCATGTACGTGAGCGACAGCAGCGCCCCGTCGTCGCGGACGATCCACGCCATGCTGTCCGGTTCCTGCTGGTAACACCAGTCGCGGATGCTGTAGTCTCTGAACAAGTGCTGCGCCATCACCGACAAGTCGTTGCCGTTATAGCTATCGGTTTCGTACTGGTACCCGAGGTCGCGCACGCGGAATCCTTGGCTCTGCACGAACAAGATCATGTTGCCGCAGACAATCGGGTCGAGGCCGGTGCAGCCGCGGTACCCCTGCGGTTTCGCGTTGATGTTCGTGGGCGTCAGGGCACCGTCGGCAGAGATCAACCACTCGGATCCCGAGGTCAGCACGACCAAATTGCCGAGGCCCACAAAATGGCGGATAACATTGACCTGCCGCGACGCCATCGTCGCAGAGATCGCGTCGTCGTCCAGTGTCGGCGATGAGATGCCGAAGTTGTAGTAGTCGCCGGTGCGCGACAACCACACGGTCTGCGGCTCGGAGACGCTGCCGCCGAAGCAGAGGCGCTCCTGATAAAATCCCACAGCACGCGGGTACCCGTGCGTTTCGCTCCACGCGCCTTCCTGCCACAGCGCCGTGCCCGTGGTGGAAACGAACGGTTCTGCCACGTCGACCGTGGCGGACGTTCCGGAGGCCACGGCCGTGACCGTGCCCCAGCCGAGGTGATCCGTTTCCTCGGCGACGAGTTGGAAGTATCCCCTGTCGGCCTCGACGTTGTCGTCGGGCACAAACGTATAGAACGAGTCGCTTACCAGCCGCAACTGCGTGGGCTCGTCGAACTCGCCGCTGTCGGCATAGTTGCGGGCACTGTTCTCGCTCTCCTTTGAGGTGTATGTCTTCATGCGCACCCAGCGCCCCTCGTCGGCGTCGTAGCGTTCAAGGTAGACTTCACCGGCCCAGAACCCACTGCTCTCCAGTCGCCACGCTTTCCACACCGTGACCTGCAACCCCCAAGAGGCGTCGGCCGGCGTCGTGTGCGTGCCCTTGATCTCGGCCGTGTACCCGTCCATCGATCGCGTGACCGTGAACCCGGAGCAGGCGATCGCGTACTCGCCCTCATGCCCCGGCTCGTACTTGCCGATCGTCTCGTGGGCGCTGTTGCTGGCCGTGATCGCCGTGATGGACGAGATCGTGCCGGTCTTGCCGCGGATCTCGATTGCGTCGCCGACAGTCATGTGCCCCGCCTGCTCGGCCGTGACCGTGAGCGAGTAGACGTAGTTCGGCCGGGGCGTCGAGTCGTCACCGACCTCGGAGATCGAGGTGCAGTACTCGGCGATGCCGACCTCATAGCGCAGCTTGACCGTTTCGGTGTGCGCGACGGCATTGCCGGTCTCCTTCTGGCAGTCCTCGTCGGCGTGCTGGATCAGAGCGACCGCACCCCCGACGGGAATCTTGCCCGTGCCGAAGACCGGGGCCGAGGCCGTCATCGTCACCGTGCCCGACGTAGCCGAAGCCGTCAGTGTGACCGCTGCCTGCTCGGCCGTCTGCGTTTTGAAGGGAGGCGGTGTGAAGCGGCAGGGCGTCAGCGTCCATACGGAGTCGCTGTACCGTGCCAGCTCCATCGGCGGGTGGTTCTTGTGGCAGATGTAGAGCACGTCGGCGCTCTGTGCAAAGGACAATTCCCAGATCTCCGCGAGGGAGTAGGGCACACCCGACAGGCTGCCGACGAGCTGCGCGTCGCGGAAGAACCGCATCGTGCCGGCCGAGATCTCGATCACGTAGGCGACGCTCTCGTTGTAGATGAACGGCACCAGCCGGCAGGGACCGGCCGCCGTTGCCACGTAGTGCGTGCCGGGACGGCGACTTACCCCGCCGTGCGGATGGATCAGGAAGTTTTCACACGTCTTGAGGCCGACGGCATACTTGGCCATGTCCACGCGGCCGTACAGCGAGGGCGTCAGCTCGCCGGCCGCGAAGCTCGGCTGGATCGGGTACATACTCATGAGCGGCAGTCGATGTACTCGGTGATCGCCGAGACCTGAGCATCAAGCGAGAGGTTCTTGTCCACGTTGACGCCGTTGCGCAGCCCCTCGTTCGCGTCGGCCATCACGGCCTTCTGCTTGCTCATCATGTAATACTGCATGATGTCCTGCCTGCGGGCCTCGCCGTCGCCCTTGAGCGAGAGCGTCAGTTTGGCCGCGAGCAGCCAAGACAGCGCATCCGCCCATGTCGGTGGGAACTCCGTCGGGTCCGTGACGCGGACCGTGAACTCAGCCCATGCCGGCGTGATGTCCGTGATGACGATCCGCCCGCCGTTGAGGCTGCGGCGGATGTGCCAGTTCGGGCGAACTTGCGGGGCGCTGGGCGAGAAGATGTTACGGATCCGCAATGCGTTCACCGGTACCGCGTAGACGTGCTCCCCGAAGGCGCTCGTCTCTGTCGTTTCAGCGAGCTCGCTGACCGACGCCGCCCAGTTCCACGGATACTCCTGCAGCAGTTCATCGCGGGCGTGTTCGTAGAATCGCTTGCAGGCGCGTGCCTCCTCGGTAGCGTCGGTCAGTTTGCTGATCACGCGCCCGATGCCCATGTGGTTGAGCGCAAAGTTGCAAATGCTGACTTCTGAGTACATCGGGCAGTCCTCCTAACTAAAAGAAAAGCGGAGGGACTAGCCCTCCGCCTCCGTGGTTGTTGCCGCCTTCTTGCGGCTTGTCTTCTTGGGAGCCGGTGCGGGTTCTTCGACCGGTTCCTCTTCTGTTTCCTCGACTGCCTCTTCGGGCTCGGGCGTTTCCGCCTCGGGCTCCTCGGCCGGCACGGGGATCAGGTGCGCGCTGTGCTTGCCCTCGGGCAGGTCGACCGTCTCGCCGGCCGTGAAATAACGGCCGTTGAAGTCGATGCAAGTCTTCTCAACGTAGTAGAGCATGAGGCTCACCTACGCCTTGAAGTTCTCGAAGGAGTGCTGAGGACCGTGGGTCAGGAACGCAGCGACGCAGCCGGCCGCAGTCGTATCGGAGACCGCCGTGGGCGTCACCGTCGCACGCAGGTAGCGCAGCGCTCCGGGAGGCACGCGGCAGGCGAAGTCGATCACGCCGTTGACGGGCGCGAGGCCGGACACGGTGACCATGTCCACAACGTTCGAGCTGAAGTTCGAGGCCGCGCAGGTCTGGAGCTTGAACGCCAGACTGGCGACATTGGTCAGGCCGTCGCCGTAGCTGCGGACGTGGAACCAGAGCTCATCGCCGATGGCGTCGCCGGGCTTTTTGGTGTCCACGACGTCAGCAAGGGCACCGCTCGAGGTCATTGCGAGCGTGCCAAACAGGAGCATCTTATCAATGATCATTTAAAAACACCTCCTAGGAATCAGCGGAAACAGCCGCTTCGCTGTCGAGGATCGCGTCGCATTCCTTGATAGGGATGCCGCGGAAACGGGTCTGCGGATGGCCGTCGACCTCACTGTAGGTCAGCATCAGGTTGCTGCGACTCATGGCCTGAAGATCGAGGTAGGTCGAGATCGTCTTGTTGCAGTAGATCACCGGTCGGCCGATCTTCGCCGCCGGGATGCGGTGCGAGGCCTTGATCAGCAGCGTGATGAGGTCGGCCGCGGAAGCACCGTCGAGGTTGCTCACATCGATGTTAGCAATGCGCACGGCGTAGCGCCAATCGCGGACGGTGAAGCCGAGGTCCCACTTGTAGTGGCTGCGATAGACCTGATACATCGAACCGTCGGACTCGACCTGCGTGACCTCGCCGAGGTCCTGATGGCTCAAGCCAGCCTTGGATCCCTTCGGGTACAGTCCGCACATCGTCTGCGTGCCCCAGTAGAGCAGCCAGATCGACGTGTTGTCCGATCCTACGCCGCCGGCGTTGAGCACGTTGTAGCTGCTCTTCTGGGCGTTCGTGCCATACTTGTTGTAGCGAGCAGCGAGGCCGGTGAACTTTTCCGGATCGACCGCCGTATCGCCGTAGAACAGCGTCGAGGCCATCTGTTGGTTGAGCCCTTCGAGGTACGCGGTCGACTCGGTGAGCATAAACGCCGCCTTATCTGGGGCCATGTCGGCCAGAGCCTTGTCGACCTGCGAGTAGGCTTCCAGCATTCCGCAAGTGTCCATGACCTGACGGGTCGTCGACTTGTCAGGCTGGACGCCCTGATACAGTTTGCGCCACGTTCCCTGCGGCAGGCCGGTGCGGATCGTGCCTCTGTGCGTCATGCCGTTGTTGCACTCCATCACGACCATGTCGCTCAGGATCGGGTTCTGTTCGTTGAGCAGCTCGACGATGGTCGCGATTTTCCCGTTGGGGTCAGTGCGACGCGCGACATCGAGCAGCGTGGGGTAAAGTGCGCTGAGTACTGCCATTAGTATCTCCTCCTAAAAATTAAAATGTTTTATCGAAAATCTGTTTCGCCACGGCCTCGGGTGTTCTCACGCCCGCCGGCCCACGTTTGCCGCCGTCCGCCCATCTGTCCTCGGCGAATTCCCTGCCGACAGCAACAAGGAACCGCGCTACGGCTGGATGTCGATCCAGACCGGTCTGCTGGAGCAGCGATTTGAGGTCGTCGCTGCCAAATCTATCGAGAAGACGGGTGCCCGGCAGCAGGTTCTGCAGCACGTTCGGCCCGCCGATGTCTTTATCCGCTTTGATCTCTCGCGCCCACTTGGCGAGCGTCTCGGCCTTCACTTTCTCCTGCGCTTCCTGCATCGCGCGGATCTGCGCGAAGTGCAGGTCGACCAGTTTCTGCGCCGTATCCTGTGAGCAGTGCAGTTCCTTGAGGATCGGCGTCACGGCCTCGACGGCCGCCTCATCGACCACGAAGCCCTCGGGCATCGCGAACTCGTACTTCTCAGGGACCGCCGGCTTGTCGTCGGGCTTGGCCTCTGACTTGGTCTCTTGGTCTGTCGACTTGGCCTGCTCTTGGTCTGTCGATGCCTGCTCGGGTGCTGGCTCCTGCGGTGCGGGCTCCGTGTCAGGCTGCCCGACGATCGAGATGTCGTCGTTCGCCGGCTCGGTGTTGACGATGGAAATGTCCTCGTTATCCATTGCTCTGTTCCTCCTGCTGCTGTTTCTCGTTCTGTTTCTGTTGCTGCTTGAACCACACCGCGTACTCCTTCATCAGTGCCACAGGATCACCTCCTGCGTTCACGACCGCGGTGAAGACGCGAACGCCTACGCTGCGCTGCCCCTCGAGCATCAGGACAGCGTTCGTCTCGGTCCTCGTCATGGGGGCGAAGACCCCGGTCTCGCGCATCAAGGTGCCACAAAAAAGACGGCCTGCCTCGGTTGCCAGCAGTGCCGTCATGATCTCTTTTTCACTCGTGATCATCACACCATCTCCTCAGTGGGCAGAGCGCCCTCCGTCATCGGTCCGATCAGCGCGTCAAGCGCCGACCCGCCGCCCTGCACGGGTGTCTGCGAGAGCGCCTGCGCTCCCTGCGCGGCCGTGCCCATCGTCTGCGCGGCAGCCTGCTCCTGCGCGAGCTGCTGCTCCTGCTGCTGCTGCGCCTCGCGCTGCGCCCGGATCATGGCGACCTCCTCTTCTTCGCGGAGGATCGATGCCGGCGCACCGACGAGATCGCGGTAGGTCCTCACGACCTGCTCGCTGTCCAGTGTGTCGAGCACGGTCGGGTCAACCTGCGCAAGCTGGCCAGCGAAGGCGACCGCCTGTTCGATCGCGCTCAAGCCCATCATCTTCTGCGCCTGCGCCAAGATGCTGACGAACTCGATCTTGATCTCGGATCCCTGCACCTCTTCCGGGGGCTCGGGGACAAGGCCGCGCTCGAGCATCAGGTCGAAGATGCGGTCGATCGCCGGGATCAAGAGTTCCCATTCCAGTGACTCGAGCACTGGGCCGAGGGCGAGCATTTTCTCCTCGTGCCGCTCGGCGACCTCTCGCGCCGTCATCTGGCCGGTGTCCTGCTCTGACAGCATCATGAACAGGTCGACGTACATGCTCTTCCTGACGTCGTTCTTATACTGCTCGATGGACTGCGCGAGATCCGCAAGGTTGAGATTGACATTGTAGAGCGGCGCGATCTGCGGGCCGCCCGCGCCGCCCGTCACGTACGTGATGCCGTTGGGCATCGTCTTGACGCCGCCCTCGAGCACCTGCGTCGAGGCGACGAGAGGCGGATTGACCTGCTTCTTGATGCCGGTCAGGTAGTCGCGCTTCATGGCCATGAGCGTCTTGATGTCCGGGAGCGCCTCGCTTGCGGGACCGTACCCGTAGAGATCCGCCTCTCCGACCATCCACCGCGGGGCGCAGGCGGGGAACGTGTGGTACCCGCCGACGCGCAGCAGTTTCTCCTCTCCGTTGCCGGGCTCCCAGTAGACGCTCATCCACTCGAACCGCGTTGCGCCCATCGTGTCGGGCTCGATCGCGTGACGGACCTCGAAGATCTGGTCGCGGTTGTTCTCGAGCGCGTTGCGCACGGCCGTGCTGCAGTTCTCCTCGCCAAATTCGCTGGCGATTTCACCAGCCGTCATCCACAGGTCCCGGTACAGCGAGTCGATGCGCGATCCGGTCGAGCGGCCGAGGTAGTACGTGCCGGTCGACAGCGTCGTCACGTCGATGACGTGGTCCCAGTCGGGCATGATGACGAGACACGCCGTGCCGAAGATCGCGATCTCCTCGTACAGCGCATGGAGCGACCGGTAAAAACCAGACGTCGCCATGATGCGCATCATCAACTGCTGCACGTAGTCGCACCACTCCTGCACCGGCTGCATCTCGGCCAGCTCGGCATCGTGCAGCGACAGCTTGAACCACTGCCGGCTTGGCGAGGTCAGGCCGCTCTGCATGCCGGCCGAGAGCATCCTCAATGCCGTCAGGGGCGTGCTGTCGAGGATCTTCGTCATGTCCGGTTTGTACTCGTCGGGCATCTCACCCGAGAAGCGGCCGCGGTACGGGCAGACGTAGTCGCGCAGTTCCTTCCATCGGCCTTCGTGCTTCTGCTCGATCAGGCGCAGCGCTGCGCGTCGCTGCTCCAGATGCTTTCTCAGCGACGCGACATCCATCGCCTAGTCTCCCAGACGCATCTTGCCGGTCGTCGTGCCGAGGTCGCTCACCGGTGCCCGCATCGTCGAGGCCACGCCGCGTCTCTTGCGTTGCTTGGCCATCTCACGCGACATCGTCGACTCGTTGGTCTTGCCGCTGCTCACATCCGTCGCGCCCGGCACCGCGGCCGGCGTCGGGATGTACGTCTCCTGTGCCGAGTAGCTCGGCGTGCTGCTGCCCATGTCGATCACTCCCCAAACAAGTCAAAATTACCGTCCGCAACGTCTTTCCGCTGCGAACGGTCCAAGGCCGTGCTCACCGGCACAGCAAAAGTCAGCGCAAGCGCATCCGCTATGTCTGGCGAATGCAGCCCGCGCTTCTTCATGTCCTCTTTTTTCTCGAGCTGGACGAGTCCCTTGGTGGTGAACTGATACTCGGGGCCGGTCAGGTCGTCGCGCAGATCCTCGTCGGGAGGGATCGCGCCGCCTTCATTCAGCCAGTCGCGCATCCGCCACCACATCTCGCTGCGCTTATTGAGGCAGTTGGCCAGCCCGGATGCGCTGCCGAACTGGACGTCGATCGGTCTGTGCCCCATCTGCCGCAGTCGATCGCACACGCCTGCACCTACACCGCCGGCGTCGATCATGACGGCGTCGGCCTTGTGCTTGTCCATGAGCACGGCCACGCGGTCGGCCGTGGCCATCAGGTCCATGCCCTGACAGGTCCAGACGATCTCGGAGTAGTGCCCCTGCCGCTTGAAGATCACCGTGCGGTCGCCGCCGAAGCGGGCGACGTCGACACCGAGGATCGTCGGCGCGTAGTTGTACTGCTGCGGCAGCAGGTGCCGCGACTGTGCCGTCTCCACGAGGTCAATGCCGATGAACTGCAGGTCGCCGGCACGGGGAAAAAGCCCCAGCACGCGCACGCGGTAGATGTCCGAGTCTTCACCGTAGATAGTGCGAACTTCGTCGACATACTCGCGAGCAACGTGCGGGGAATCTAAGCAACTAAACACGAAGCGCTGCCACCTGTCGCGATCCTTGTGGAAGGAGTTGTAGAAGTACCCCGAGGTCCTCGTTGGGTTCGCGGCCATGAGCACGCGAGCGCCGGGCGTACTCAATGCGCCCTGCGCGACTTGGAAGACGACGTCGTCGACGCCGCTGGCCTCGTCGATCAGGAAGAACAGGTTCGAGGCATGAAATCCCTGCAGCGCCTCGGGGTTCTCCTTGCGGCCGGTTCTGGCGACCGCGAACCCCGTGCAGCCGGCGTACCTCACCTGATCTGCCGTCACCTCAAGCGCGTCCTTCCACAAGGACGGCAGCCTCGCGCCCCACTTGCGGACCTCGGTCCAAAGGACATCATTCAACTGGTGCGCCGTCGGGGCCGTGGTCGGTACTTTGACGTCGTCGAAGCACGTCATCGCCCAGAGGATCAACCACGCCATGAGCGTCGACTTGCCGGTGCCGTGGCCTGACGCGATGGTCACACGGGCACCCGGCTGTGCGAAAGCCTCGAGTGCTTCCGCCTGCTGTGGGCTAGGTTCTGCGCCGAGCGCTTCCTTCACGAACCGCACCGGACTCTCGCGCCAGCCTTTCACATAAGCGAGCAGCTCATCCACGTTTTCTCAGCTCCTCTAGGATGGAGTTCACAGTAAGCTGCCCGGACACATTGACCTTGTCCGTGTACATGCCCAGGTGCCGCCCGAGCAATTCCAATGTCTTCGCTGCCACTTGCATGTGCGGTGCGTCGTTGCATTCCGAAGAGCGCACTGCCAGGTCTTTCAGCTTTTCGATCACCCAATCCTGAGAGACCTCGGTGCGCTGCTGGCGTTCTTTGAGACGCTCGGCAATAGCCTGTGCCACGTTACCTTTCGTTACCAGCTGCCGCCCCTTGTTCGGGTCCTTGTATCCAGCACGCCCGGCGGCCGCGGTGGCGTTTAGATCGATCAGGTACTCATCGACAAACCTTTTCTGCTTATTCGTCATCGCCACAGCAGCTCACCTCCTGGGCAAAAATAGAAGACGGAGCCCGAGAGAGTAGGCTCCGTCCACGAAAGGATTATGCGATTACGTCGCCCCATTCCCCTAGGGCTCCGCAGCCTACACTATATCATGTCAAGGGGGTGACATTCTATGACATCTTGCTTTGGGGCGGACAAAATCTTGCAGACCGCAGCGAGGGCACGCCTGTGCAGCCGCATGATGTGCCGCCAGACGTAGCCCATCTCGCACGCGATCCGCTCCATGCGCTCGCCCTTGACATACCGCAAATACAGCAGCGTGGCCAGCCGTTCGTCCTCGACGCTGCGAATCACCGCCGTGATCTCGTCGACCATGACGCTGTACCGCTGGATCTCCGCGGCGAGCTTCGCATCAAGGTCCACCAGCCGCAGCACCGCGTCTTCCAGTGTCGTCGGCGTGCCGCCGCGGATCATCTCCTTGGCGTAGTCGATGCCCTTCGCACCTTCGATCAGCATGGCGTTCTCGCGCCGGTGCTCCTGCATCCGCTCGATCTTCAGCCGCAGCCAGTAGGCGCGGCTCAGCCAGCGCACCGTTTCCTGCTCAGTCATTGCTCACCTCCGCGCGGTGATTCCAAATCAATGCCGCAACTTTAGGATCAAAATGCTCTGCCGTCCTCATTTCGCACCCGGTACACGCTATCCAGTATTCACCTACTGCGGCCCATTCAAGCATGACGGCATCACTCCCGCAAAACGGGCACGGTTTTAGCTCGATCATGATTCCTCCCACGGCAGGCGCTCCGTCTCGGGCAGGAGCCCGTGTGCCTGCAGCATGTCACGGTACCCTTCGGCTCGGCGTCTGGCGTTGTCTCTCATTGCCATCAGGGCATTAGCATCGTCTCTGGCTTCGTTGCGCTCAGAAATCAGTTCATCGAGTACAGCAAGCAGCCGATCCATCCGCTCATCCATCCCACTCATCACCTCGTGTCATGACCATGATCCGCGTGCGGTCCAGCTTCGGGTACGGCTCCCGTCGCACAACGAGCTCGTCGATCTGCGAGTCATCCTTGATGATGCCGGCCATCATGAGGCAATCTTGGACTGCCTTGACCCGGTTGTCGAGGTCCCAGCGCCGGCGCGTGCGCGTCGTCATGATGATGTGCAGGGCAACCGGGCCGAGGTAGGTCCCCTGCGCCCGCTTCGCCGGCAGTGCAGCCCTCTGCGCCCTCATCTCGTAGGCGGCCGACTCTTGGTACGCCTTGCCCTCGGCCGTCTTGTACCGGTGCCCGTTCGCCGAGCGGTACAGGTGGTTCACGGTCGGCGGCAGGCCCTCGAGGGTGACGTCGATCAGGTAGCTCATCTTGCCGCTCCGTACAAAAACACGCAGCGGTCGTACGCCCGCATGATTTGGGACTTGATGACCTGAAGCTCACCGCGCATCGGCGCATTGATCTCTCCCGTCCCCGCTCCCCTGATCTGCTCAACGTGCCCAACGTACGCCCGGGCATCCGCCAGTGCGTTGATGGCCTTGAGCAGGTACTTGCTTTCCTCAGTCATCGTCCTCCACCTCTGCGCATCTTTCCGCTTCGTAGTACCTCACCAGAGGAGTCGATTTCAAAACCTCGTATGGGAATACCTTATAGAACCAGTCGTAAAAATCTGCTCGCAGGGCTCGAGCAATCTTTCGCCGAGCTTTTGATGTAACGCGTTTTTCCAGCCACATGACACCAGCCACGCTGTAGTAGTACACAGTCCTACCGCTATTTGGCGTTACCGATTGTTTCATGCAGGAGGGCATTTCCTTGCAAAGTGTCCACTGCCAGCCGGTATGCTTCCGCTTATCCTTCGACTGCACATATCCAAGACACGCAGCAATATCCTGCGCATCAAAGTAAATCCTGCCGTCGACAATGAGTGCATTCAGCTCCTGTGAACCATAGTAATAAACGCACCTCGTTATCATTTCTATTCCCCTGTCCTCCCTATCGCTTCTTCAAGCGTGATCTGACCGTTAACGTCTGCCGGCTCAGTCTTCGGATCCATTTCTATACCCCCACGCCGCCGACACATCCGCCGGTGTTGCGTCCCGTCCCTCGCAGATGATCGCGAGGCGCTCCTCGTACTCGTCGAGCAACTGCTGGGCGTACGCGCGGCCGGCGGTCTTCAGTTTTTTCTGCACCTCAACCATCTGCCACATCGGGATGCTCTGCAGCTCTTCACGCTGACGGGGCGTCATTGGTGAAACTTTCCTGCATGCAGGCGACACAACTCACGAAGACGCCCCACAACGTCGCTCCATCAGACACCTTCCCGCAATCTTCATCCCACTGTTTGCTGTAAAGGTTTCTCCATTTCTCGCACAGATAGTCGATGAGATCCTTCTTCGCCCACTTCGCAGTTATCCCGACAAGGTCGGCAATGGTTATATCCAAGGGGCCGCCCCGTTCCCGCATTTCACTCATGCCTGCAAGGTAGATCGTGGCATTCACCTCATCATCGTCGTGAAAAACTTTATCTGCGGGAACGCTTCGGTTTTTCAGAAATGCCCTTACTTCTTCCAGAGAGATCTTAGTTTCTTCAAGAACAGCAACCGCGTTTGGTGGAACGCTGAAACAAAATTGTTCATCATTCATATTCATGAAACGCCTCCTTATGCTGTCTTGACGTCACTTGCTGCTAGCCTCAACGGGACGGGGCCGTGGGGCTGCCGAACCGTCGCGACCTTCTCGATCTGGTTCGGGCTCCAGTCCCAGCCCCCGTCAAGTTCGTCCGCTCCAGGCATGTGGTCCGGGACGCTCTCCCAGCCGATCCCGTCTGTGATCGCCTGCACGTAGGCACGGCGGAAGGTTGGCTCCTTGTCAGTGCCGACCTTGGCGTTGATCAGGCCGGCCCATCCACCACACGCCTGCAGGGCGTAGTGGATCTTCGGATCGTCAAAGCGGACGCTCTTGCCGTAGACGACGTCGTGCGTTGCCTTCTGGACGGCCACCCATGCCGCGATGGCCTGTTGCTCGGGCGTACCCGTAATGCACATGCGCAGATCTGCCGCATTTGGGCAAAAGCGCGATGAGTTGCCGTTGATCCCGCTCATGTGCCGCGTCAACGCCCAACCGACCTGCTCAATCGTCAGATCCTTGAGCAGGCCGAAGGCGTACTGCATCGCTCTCTCAGACCACGGTTGAACGCGATAATACTCCGCAGCCGTGGTCATCAGTTCGGTGAACTTCTTCCAGTCATTGGTTGTCATTCGGGTCCTCCTCATAGAAGGCCGGCATCAGTTCACGCCAGCTTTTTGGTTTGTCCCCGTAATCCGGGGCCGTGAACTTCCTGGGCCTTGGTTGCTTCGCATCCCGCGCTAACCAGTTGCCGATGAACCGGCCCATGTCCGTGTACTGCCTCCCATTGTCCTGCATCCAACGCAGGGCCTTGCGGATCGTCTGTTCGACGACCTGCGCTCCATAGGTCTCACGCCACTGTGCCAGGAGCTCGGGCAGTTTTGCCGGCCTGGGGGCAGTTACCACCTGACGGATCGCGGCGAGCTGGTCGCGCGTCCACGGGTCGGGCGACGCAAGTCGCCCTTCTGGTTCACTAATCTGTTTCTTAATCTGTTTCTTAATCTGGTTCGGGGTAACTGAGTTTCGGTTAGTCCGAAACTGAGTTTCGGTTTCTCCATAACTGAGTTTCGGTTTCTCGAAACTGAGTTTCGGTTTCTCCTCCCCCTCCATCCGAAACTGAGTTTCGGGTTCCCGTAACTGAGTTTCGGTTTCTTCGTCTTTGGGGAGAGTGCTTATTGCATATGTTTTGTAATTTCCGCGGCCATTGTCTTTGAACGACTTTATGTAACCGCGTTCCTCGAGGCCTTTTAAAACCCTTCGCACCCAGATTTCCGACAGCCTGCTTTCCTTTGCGATACGTGCCTGCGACGGCCATGACCGCCGCTGCTCCCGGTTGTAGTAGCGGAGCAGCGCGATCATGACAAGGATTTCAGAGCCGGTCAGGCGTGCATCATCCCAGAGAGGGATGGGCACTCGTATGAACTGCTCGCCACTGCCCGCCACCACACGTCACCGCCTAGAACGGAATATCCGCTGTATCCCCGGCAGGCGAAGCGCTCACCGGATCGAGGTCCGAAACTGAGAACGCACCGTAGTCGTCCTGCGGCGCGAAGTCGTTTCGCTGCTTCTGCGCCGGCTGGCGGTACGACTGCGGCTGCGATCCGCCCGTCCTCTCCTGCGGTCCGCCGCCCAGCAGCTCGACACCGCCGAACGCGTCGGCGATGATCTCCGTGGCGGTCTTCTTGCTCCCGTCGCGCCCCTCATAGGAGCGCGTCTGAAGCGATCCTTTGACGAGCACCGATTTCCCCTTGGTCATGTACTGCTCCAACGCCTCTGCGCTTTTGCCCCAGAGGACGCAGTTGAAGAAGTCGGCGACCTGCTCGCCGTTCATGCCGCGGCGGTTGACCGCGACGCAGAAATTCAGCACGGGCTTCTGGTTCGCCGTGAAGCGCAGCTCGGCGTCCCTCGTGAGGTTGCCTGTGACGATGACGCAGTTGGTGTTGATCTTCATTGCACGACCTCCTCGCCTTCAAGGACGAACTCATCCGCCGCTTTTTCTGCGGGATCCGGTGCGGCTTCCGCCGGTTTTTCCACGGGTTCCGGTGCGGCCTCGACCATCGCGTTGAGGTCTGCCGCCCTGGTGCGGCGGGCCGGCGCTTCCATCTCCTTCGCCTCGTCCGACGAGTAAAAACCCATCATCACGTCTGGCGCATACATGCGGCCGAACGCAGTCGCCGCACGGTACATCAGCATCGTCTCGGGCATGTTCTTCCACTTCTGGTTCCGCGTCGACCATCCCTCGGCCTTGGCCATCTCCAGAGTGATCTCCGGTCCGCGCTTCACCTCGCCCGTCTTCAGCTCAGTCGCAAAAGCGCGGCAGCCGGTCACGTTGCCCTTGTCGTCCGTGCGCTTCTCGTAGTCGATTGCCGAGAAGCGTCCGCAGGCATTCACCGCGGCGATGATGTACTGGGCCGAGAAAGCCGGCCGGCCGTGTACCACGTACATGTTCTGCATCACGGCGAACACCGAAACGCGCAGACGGTTCGCCAGCTCGAGGGCGATGAGGCAGTTCGCCGTGCCCTTCTTCTCGCCCTGGAAGGTGTCGGGCACAAGGTCGGATGCACTCAGGCAGCGCGCCATCCTCTGCGCCGCCTCGAAGCACTGGATGTCGCTGAACGGGGAGATCAACTGCGAAGGCGCGGGGGCCGCGCTGGCCACTGTAAGCTGCTGATTGTTGTCACACATGGGGAATACCTCCTGTCATTTGAAAAGCGAGAGCGTCTCGATCTTTGGCGAGTATCCGCTCCACATTCCGGTCTCGTTCGCTGTCTGGTAGACATGCAGGTCGGCGAGCGCTTCGTTCCATCCTAGCTCGCCGTCTTTCGGGTCGAGCGTGTACCACGCCACCGCGTAGGGCGGCGTCTTTTCCACGGCGCAGAACACGAACGACAGGTCGTCGTCAGCGTCCACACCCAACACCTTCCCGAGCACATGCCTGTACCAGGCGTCCTGCACATGGTAGCGGAAGCGCCGGCATGCCCTGGCGAAGCCCTCGGGGCTGGCGTCGATCGTGGTCTTGAGGTCGATGATGAGGCCGAGCTGTTCGCTGAAGATGTCGGGCCGGCATTTCACCGGGGTGCCGTCGAAGTCGGCGAAAGCCGAGAGTTCAGCGCCTGCTCCCTGGAACAGCGTCACGGCGTTCTTTGACTCCATGATGCTGTTGGTCATGCCTTGCACGGCGTCCATATCATCCGGGGACATGACGATCTTCCCGGCCTCTTCCGCCGCCTTGACGATCTCCTTCACCGCCTTTGTCCTGCGGTCGCCCTCCACTACGATGTACGTCGAGGTGAAGCGCTCAGGTTCGAGCACCGAGCAGTGCAGCGCCGTGCCGAGCCGCATCTCCGACGTCTCTTCCCGCGGTATCGTCATGCTCGCCCTGTAGTGCGCCGCGCTCCTGTGGAGCAGGTCGAGGTCGCTCTTGCTGACGGCCGCGTACGCGTGGTACAGCTCGTTGCTGTAGCAGTCATAGATGCCGGGAGTGAAGGCTTCCAGCCCTCCCAGCCCCATCTTAGTGTGAATGATCTCCATGATGGGCCTCCTATTGGTCAGAGAAAGTCAACGTCTTCTCCTCACGGATAACCTCAAGGGCGTCATCCAGTTTTCGGATCGCCCCTTCAAGCGCATCGAACAGGTCGGACAGGGCGTCACGCCTCTGCTCCACCACCCGGCTGATATCGGTCAGCGAGTCCTGAAAGTCTTCCAGTGTATCCTGCAGTGTCTTACTCATCGTCGAACGCCTCCTCCTTCGCTTCGATCTCCTCGAGGATCTCGAGGTATTCGTCGCGCTTTGGGCACCCAAGGTCCTCGGGGTTCCCCAGCGCCGGGCAGGTCAGCTCTTCGACGTACATCGGCGCGCCGTACCCGTCGTCCCATCCGCCGCAGTCCTCGCAGTGGGCGCAGTCTTCACAGAAGTGATCGCGCTGAAATTCCAGTTCGTTGATACACATTTGTTTTTACCTCCGTGTGGTATAATCGGAGTGTCCAGCCAAGAGGACACTCGCTCTTTTTCCGTTTGCCGTTGACGATGCCAGTCGTCAGCGGCGCTTTTTTTGTGCTCCCTTCAAGGCGCACAGCCTTTTCTTCTGCATCTCGGCCTCGTCCAGTCCGAGCACGTCGCAGAGGCGCTTCACCGTGGCCTCCTGCGGGAGGGCGATGCCCCGCTCGATCCTGCTGAGGGTGATGTAGTGGACCCCGCTCCATCTGGCCACGAACTGGATCGTCAACTGCTGCTTCATGCGTGCCGAAGCGAAGATCCGCCCGAACTCAACCGGGGCCATCGGGGGCAGGTCTTCGTCCCGCAGGATCTCGAAGCCGAACTCGTCGGGGTCGAAGCCGAACTCCTCACAGAGCGGCTGGAAGTGCTCGCTGCGAGGCGTCAGCCCCTCATCGATCCATGACCGCGCCCTGTTCGTCGTGACGTGCATGAGCTTGCCGAGGTCCGACGGGCGCATCTTCAGCTCGGCCATCGCCGTCTGCAGGGCGATCGCGACCGCGTAGCGGGCGTCGCCGTTGTTTTTTACGACAGTCATTTCTCGTGCCGCCTTTCGTCGATGCCGTCAAGGAAGTGATTCAGCCAGGCGCAGGAGAGAAAGAACATGAGCACCGCAGCCGCGGCGATCCCGACGATCGTCCAGAACAGCCAGCCCATCACTTCACCCCGCAGTACCTGTCGCACCAGCGGCGCAGGTGGAACTTCAGCCGCTCCCACCACGACGCCTGCCGCGCATATCGGAAGTCCTTGCTGTAGCGGATCCGCGTCCTGCTCATCGGGAGACCTTCTTCCAGTTCCTGGCTTTCGCCAGCAGATCGAGATAGGCCTGCGCCTCCGCCTCGGTCATCCACTCCTTCTCGCCGACCGATTTGCTGCCGACGTAGCCGCCGTACACCTCATCGCCCTGGTAGATCTTGTACCGTTCCAGCCCGCGCTTCGCCGCTTCCTCGTGCACCCTGACGCGGATCGTCCGCCGGTCGCCCGGTTCGCGGTACTTATCGCCGATCATGTGCCCGCCTCCACATCTCCGCAACGCCGGCACCGACCAGCATCACGGCCCACACACAGCCCAGATAGATCATGAAGATCTCGCACATCGCCCTGTTTGCCACCGCGTCCATGCCTACACCCCCAGCTTCGCCGCTGCCGACCACGCCATCGCGCCGGCCAGCACTGCCAGAACCACCACGCCGCCCAGATACGCCGGCATCACTGCCACTGCCGCCAGCGTGTCGATCGAAACCATCAGCGCACCCAACACCTTTTCAAACATCGTCATTTCCTCCCTTTTTGATGCTGCAGGATCGCCGGCTGTATGCTCCGGTACGACCACAACTTCCTTCCGCCGCGGCCGATCGACGTGTTTCCGTCCGGGATCTCGCCGTCGGCGATCATCCGCCGCACCGTGCTGACCGAGACGCCGATCAGCTTCGCCACGTCCTTGATGCTCAGGTTGCGGTCCCGCGGATCCTCGACGATCACCTCGTGCGTCCGCAGGTAGCCGGCAAGCACCTCGCACAGGCCGCCCACCGTCATCGTCTGCATCGCCTCGGCCAGAGGCGTGTCCATTGCCGTCATGTCCTCTCCTCCTCACCTGCTATAATCTGATCAACCTTTCCGAAAGGACTGATTTCTTTGTTGAAATTCCTGACTTCCATGTCCGTCGCCGAACTGCTCACCACACTCGCCGCGTGGGGCGGATTGTGTCTGAGCATTTACACTTTTTGGCGCTCGCTGCGGATGTCGTTGAAGATCGAGCCCGTTGTTACAACCGTTTTCAATGACGGGCAAAAAGCGTTTATGCCCGTGCGCCCGACTTCTTTCATTCCGGAAAGAGACGAAAAACAATTTCGTTCAAACTCCGCCTTGGGCGTCAGAATCACTAATCTCAGCATCTTCCCCGTCTACATCTACAAGGTTTCTCTGATCAATGATCCTGAGCACGTCGTCCAGTTCCCAAAGATCACCCTGTTCATGGGGAGCCCGGCTGGAAAGGATTTTTCTCAGGACGGCTGCCTGATGCTCCCATTTCGATTGGAAGCCCGGGAAACAGTCGTCATCAGGGAAGATCTGTTCTCGTTGAGTACAGCTCAGATCAAACAACTCCAGAAACTTCAGCTTGATCGAATGCTCATTGAAACCGCCGACGGTCACGTCGAAAGCACAGACATCAGAGCCGGCCTTAGAGAACTGCTCTTACTGTTTGGAAATACAAACCCAGAACGTCATCGCCAGAGCGAAGAGGAATGAGATCAGCAGCGGCCCCCAGAATGAATTGAGTACCCTTGCGTACCATTTCTGACGTTCCGGGAACGTCCATACATGCCCGCCCTGGGGGTCATGCAGCATGACCCATCCCCGGCACAGCAGCTTTTTCTCCAGCTCTGTCAGGTCATCCCGCTCCTGAACAAATTGCTTGTAAAAATCGTTTCCCATGTTCTCCTCCCCGCCCGGTCTACGCCGGGCATTTTGCTATAATGTTCGCGCCGCCGCAGAAGCAACGGAGGAACAACCATGTCTACACACACGCCTATTGCAAAAGATGTTTCTGATAAAGCCGACCAGAACGTACAGGCCCAACTGTACGAACTGGACAGAAGACTCCGCGCCCTTGAAGCGCTCGTCTCTGAACACGACAAGAAACTGAAAGTCCTGGAGAAGTAATTAAGCCTTTTCTGCGGCGGCCTCCGCTTCTCGTTCCTGAACCAGCTTGTGGATCCTGTTGCTCACATCATCGAATTGTTCGATGACACGATCGAGCCGTGCGTTCAGTTTCGCCAGATACTCAGCGATTTCTTCCTGCGTCATCTCGCCGTCCTCCGGGGCGGTTTTTTTGTTGTCGTCCATCATTTGCCTCCCTCTGTCTCCACGCCCAGCAGCTCGTTGGGCGTCACCTGCAGCGCCGCGGCGAGCTTTTGAACGCTCTGGAGCTTGATGCCGCTCGTGTTGCCCTTTTCCCATTCGCAGATCGTCACGGGGTGGATCCCCGCCCTCCGTCCCAGCTCGGACTGAGTTAGCTTCTGCGCTTTCCTAAGCGACCTCAATCTTTCAGCTAACATCACGGACCTCCCCGACACCTAGCAACTCATTGGGCGTCACCCGGTACAAAACAGACATTTTTTTGATAAATTCCAAACTGGGATTTCGTTTCCCTGTTTCCCATCGGGACAATGTGTTCACGCCAATTCCCAGTTTGGACGCCGCTTCTTCCAATGTCGAGAAGCCCGCCTTCATTCTAAATTCTTTGTACGCTGGCATCCTTAAACCTCCCCTCCTTTTTGACGATTCAATATTATTCCCGTTCTGGTAAAATGTCAAGTGGTAAAATACCAGTTCGGGAAAATTATTTTCCCACTTTGTCAAATGAAGAATTTTCCCGAAGTGGTAAAATTACACTTGAGGAGGGGTTATCATGTTTGGCAAAAGACTGACAGAGGCAAGAGAAAAAGCAGGGCTTTCCAGGAAGGATCTGGCCGACAAGTTAGACGTTGGGCAGAATACGATTTGGCGATGGGAAGCTGGCGAACGACAGCCAAGTATCGAAAAGATTCAAGCGATCGCTCGCATCCTCGGCGTCACCACCGACGAGCTCATGACCACCTCAACTCCCGAAAACAAAAACGCCCCCACCGACGTGGCCGGTGAGGGCGATGGAACAAGACGAAAAATCACAATGGAGGACTGGATCAGGGTGCCGATCGTCAGCAGGGAGTGGACCGCCTGCTGCGGGAACGGCATCTCTGCCGCTGAAATCACGAACATGGACGAAGGATTTGTACTTGTGGACCGTGCGAAATTCTACCGTTTTGATGATATGCGCCGCCCCTTCGCGATCTGGTGCGACGGCGACTGCCTGGAGAGTGCCGGCATAAAGGACGGGTACCTCGCTGTGATTAACCCCGCCGAGGACGTCATGCCCGGAGCGATCGCGCTCGTCTCGATCGGCAACAGCCTCAGCCTGAAGCGCGTCAACTTCATGCCCAACGGCGACGTGATCCTGCGCTCCGACCACGGCCCGCGCCGTCTCACGCCAGAGCAGATGGAGGCCGATGAGTTTTGTGTCATCGGCGTGCTGGCCGATGTCCATCAAGGCAGGCCGAAGGCCGTGCCGCTGTAAAGGACATAGATGTCCCTAGCAAATAAACCATGTCTCTAACAAAAAAGCCCCGTACCTGTCGGGATTTCCGACAAGTTCGGGGCTTTTTCGCCCCTGTCATGGTGACGTATCGACAGGAAGCTGATATAATCATAGTGCACCATGCTCGTGCATGTCTTTCAAGGAGGAGGTCGTTGCGCATGAGAATTGTCTTGAACGCACCAGAAAACAAGATCACGCTTTTTTTTGAGCCAGGCGCGAAAAGGCCGCCGGCTCCGCAGTATGGTTATGACTTCCGCAGAAGGCTCCACTATTTCTGCAAGGGCTGGGGCAGCCTCGGAAATGTCTACGGGACTTTCAATCGCGAATCGTCAAGGATGCTGTGATGGAAGAGAAAACTCTGCCTGAGCAGAACAGCGTGCCGGCTTCGATTGAATTCAACACAAACCAAAAAGAAGACCTTGCGGCATTGGCCGCAGCACTTCCCCCAGAAGTGAAGGGATTTCTACAAGGCTTACACTTTGAGGCGAATGCACTGACAACGAATGACTTCTCTATTGCCGCCCTCGGCAATAAAGAAATCAGGGACTTTCTTGAGCGGAAGTACCCGCGTAAACTGAAAGAGATTGTTGACAGCGGCGTAGAGCGCACCAAAATCAACAACGAGCACATGCGCGTCCGCATTGAGACAGAAAAAGCCGACACACGAATGCTGCGAATTGGTCAGCTTGCCGGCATCGGCTTCATCTGTTTCGCCCTGTCGGCGGCGTTGTGGATGTTTTTCACAGGCAGGCACAGCCTTGGGCTCCAGTTGGTTATCGCCGGCCTTGCCAGCCCGATCCTTAACAACCTCATCGCCGCATGGTCAGGAAAGAACAAACAATAACAAACAAGCCCCGCGAACTGGTGACAAAATGTAACCGGTTCACGGGGCTTCGTTGTAAAAAAATAACCGCCAGGAGCGTGCGTTCCCCTGACGGTACTGACTGGAAGGTGTTGGGTGCGAGTCCATCATCTTTCGCGTCGTGGTCATTATAGCATGGTCATAGCGCAGGACTTAGCGTTTCCCCGATTTTTCCGCGGGACACTTTACAAACGACCCGAATAAACGGGCAGGAAGGGGTCAAACTTACCTCGACCCATACTCTCATACCTCCGAAACAAAGTACAGAGCTTGGCGTTCATCCTCGGCGGACTGGCTCAGATTTTCGCATCTGTCTTCCCCAAATTTGCAGTTTTTGGGAACTCAGGTGCGAAAAATGCGGGGCATTTCCCAAAAATCGGGGATTTTGGGAAGATCACGCGCCCGGTCTTTCTGGCTCCGGCGTGCCGTCTCTCAACGCGTCGAGGAAGTCGGCCCACCATTGGAGCATGACGCGCCGCGTGTCCAGGTACTGCGCATAGTTGTACACAGCACGGACGCCTCCGGGGACGTGGGCGAGCTGGCGCTCGATCGCGTCGGCCGGCCACTGGTACTCGTTCAGCAAAGTCGAGGCGGTACTTCTCCATCCGTGCGGCACCATCGGCGGCAGTTTGGCTTTCGTGCAGGCGCGGCGCAGTGCCATCACGGGCGTCATGTCGGACATCTCGCCGCCGGTCTCAGGGCTCGGGAAGATCAGTCCGTTCTCCTGCGGCCGTGCGGCCTCGAGGATCGCCATCGCCTGATAACTGAGCGGCACGAGGTGCGGGCGCTTCATCTTCATGCGCTCGGACGGGATCCTCCACAGGCGCTCGGTGAGGTCGATCTCCTCCCAGCGGGCGCAGCGGGCCTCGGTCGGGCGCACGAACGTGTACGCCTGGAACATGAGCAGACGGTTCAGCCTTGGCGTGATGTTGTCGGCCATCGAGCGCAGGAGCGCGCCAAGCAGTTTCTTGTCCTGGATCGACGCGTGGTGCTCGCTTCGCAGGGGACGCATCGCGCCGGCGAGGTCCTGGCTCACGTCACGGTCGCACTTGCCGCCCGCGGCGATGCCGTAGCGGGCGATCTGCCCCCAGAGGTTCTTGACGCGGTGCGCGGTCTCGATCTTGCCCTGCGCCTCGATCTGCCGGCAGAGGGCCAGCAGTTCAACGGGCGTCACCTCACTCATGATCCGGTCGCCGAACTTCGGCAGCAGGTACGTGTCGAGGCGTTGCTGCGTCAGTCGGATGGTACCCGGAGTGCAGGTACCGAGGACCTTCATCTTCATCCACTCGAACGCAAGCTCGCGTACCGTCACGCCCTCGTCCTCGCCGCGCTGGTGCTTCTCGGCCAGCTCGTCGCGCACGCGCCGCGCGTCCTTCAACTTCATCGCAGGGTACCGGCCAAGCGTCTTCTTTCCGCGCCCGTCCCGCGGACGGTACACCCATGACTTGACGCCGCTGGGATGCACGACCAGATACAGACAGTCGTAATCGCAGACGGTGTACGCTTTGTCTTTTGGTGTCAGGTCCCTCACGATCGTGTCGGTCAACGCCGTGCGTATCGCCTGTTCGTTGCTGACTTTTATCCTCATGGTACTTTTTCGCCTTTCTCGGGTACCGTAAAAGGTACCATTCGATTTTATTTTTGGCAAAATATGGCGTGCCATGAGCAAATAATAAAACGCCCAACCCCTGTTTGCAAGTGGGTTGGGCGTTTATGACGCAATATGAAGATAAAAAAATGGCTACCCCGCCTGTATCATTAACGATCTCACGGCAGCAGGTAGACTCCTGAATTATCCGCGGTGTCCTCTTTTCAGGTACTGCTCAAAAGTACCATTTTTTTCTCCTTGTCCTGTTACTAGTTCGATTTACAACACTTCCCGTGTTGCAGATAATTCTACTACTATTTGTTGCGTCTGACAAGATATCAGGCTACTTTTGTATAGGAATCAGAGACCTACCCTTTACGGGTTGTTTCGCTTTACCAGGTACCCGCCGGCGAAGCCGGCAAGCACCCCGATCACAACGCCCTGCACCTTGCCCTGACGAACGCGCGAGCGCCAGAGTTTTCGCTCTGCGGTGACCTCCGACTGGAGTGCCGCGAGCTGCCTCTTGAGGTCGGCCTGCTGCATCCGAATCTCTTCACGCAGGGCCTCGAGCGCCTGCTGCCGCACATCGGCGATCCGCTTGGCCTCGGACCAGCCGGCGATGGTGTCCCGCATTGCGAAATCGGCCAAGAAGTACCCGTCGCTCGGAGCGGTCCAGCCGCGGCGGACGCGCAGGGCGTCAGCGCTTGGTTCGGTACTCTGACAGCAGGCCGGCGAGCAGATCAGGCAGATCGTCGCTATTAGCAGCAGACACTTTTTCAGTGACATCGCGCACCACCTCGCTTTCCTTTGCTTTCGCCGCGTCGACGATCGCATCGGCGCGGCGCTCGTTGGTCTCGGACGTCGTCCTGATCTCCTCGATTGTCTTGCCGACCTTGACGTTACCGCCCTGCCCGCGGCAGATCCACCACGCGAACAGGGCGAAGATCACAGCAGCGAAGACGACCAGATAAACGTGATAAAGGCGCAGCAAGGACTTGAGATCAGTCATCCTTCCGCCACTTCCCTTCTTGCAAGCGTTTCTGCAAGCCGTCGAAGGCGCTCTGGATCGTCTCGGGGATCTCCGACTCAATGATGTCGAGGATGCGGCCGCCCGTATAACCGCTCATCGCGATGATCACGGCCGACAGCTCTTTATTGACGTTGAGGGCGTCGAGCGTCCACGCCACGACAGCACCCACGGCCGCGGCGGACGCGAGCCCGGCCACGAACCGTTTGAGGTCAAACGGATCAGTGCCGTGCTTTCGCGCCGCGCGGACCGCTTGAAAAAGGGCGGCGAGAGCTGCGCCCACGCCGCCGGTAACTATCAGATCGAACAGTGTTTTGCTCTCCTCCTCCTGTGGCATGGACATCGTCACCTCCATCCGTTGAGTGCGATGCACAGCCGGTTGATGACGGGCGCGGGGCGTGCGGTCGTCAGGCCGCGCAGGTCTTCGACAAGCTGTCCGAGGATCTCGCTGTCCGCGGTCGTCTTCTTTTTTCGCTCGTCCCAGACACGCAGGTGCCCGTCTTCGGCCTTGGCCGTGTCGATGTGCAGCCAAGTATCGTACAGCCCGATGCCGCCCAGTTCTCCCAGTCCGCCGCAGGCCCACTCTCTGATAATAGTATCGAAGGCCAAGGACGGTGACATGCCCTTGGCCTTGAAGTCCATCGCCCGCGTGGGCTGGGTATCGGTGAAAATATGTTTGCTCGTCGGCGATCCGCCCGATGTTTTGTTGTGCTCCGGGCAGCGACAGCACGAGGTCACGATCATCGGCGTCTTGAGGACGTCGCGCACTCGCTCGGCCAGCATCAACAAGCGCGGCGAGACATTACACAGCGGACTGTCCTTATGCCGGTTACACTTGCAACGCAGCTCGTAATCTGCAAAATGAGGGCTTAGTTTTTTGGTCAACGTCATGCACCTCTTTAACTATTTGTCCCGTGGTTAATACTCTTTATAGTAAGAGAATTCAATTTGTCGGAGCTTCAATAGCCCCTGACGTACTAGCTTTATATTTTTTCCCTGTCATGGTTCCCGTAAATTCAGGATGGTACAGACTACCGAACACACAAGTAAATTTGCCATTTGCAAATGCATCGCAGAAGGTAGTGCATGACCCAGAACACGGCATAGAGAGTGCTGCGCTATTTGTATTTATATCATAAACGTTCAGAGCACTGTCATGTGTGATTTGAAATACACATGAATCCATGACATTACCTTTTACAAGGTGGAAAGTGTTTGGATAATTAGTGAGAACACTAAATTCGAGAGTGCCATTAAAATCAACCTCGTATAGATTACAACGGGTGAAAACACTCTGTGCGTTACCAGTTACCTCTGCCCATGCGCTGCAACCATAAACATAAAGCTGTGCTCCTGTTCCGGCTACCCTAACCAAAGCGTTATAAACAGGCACATCAGTTTCAGGAATAACGTAATTACCTGTAATGTTGAAACGTTTAAGATACCAAGGCCCACCAATTACTAAAATAGCATACGCCCATGTACTTGATGCATGAAGTGTTGGGGGATTGTTATAATCCCACGCTTCGATGTTGATTGCACCAGTTGTCCTTGAATACACGGGAAGAGTAAGGCACTCGTCATAAGTGGCGTTAGAAACTTTAATGTACACAGAGTGAGAATTGATAGCATAAGTCTGAGTCACAAAATTAACAGCGGCTTGAATGGTCTTAAACGGCATTGCCTGAGTACCGCGACCATCAACAATGCTGTCCCCAGACGCGCTATGGTTCTTATCAACATACAGATCAAGATTTGCTTCAAGCGGCACAAGCATTTTCAGCGATTTGAGCAGGGCCTCAAACTTGGTTGTAGGCATCTGATTAAAGTCCACGCCAAGAGTGCCGTCACTGTTTTTGACAAGGCCCGCAGAGGGGTTAGCAACAGCGTCAGAAATAGCGTCCTTCCAGCCACCGAGACCTCCATTAGCATCTGCTTTTACAACATTGTCTCCTGCTTTAGTTGTAGATGCTTTAACGCCGCCAAGCGTCGTGCTCGTCGCTTCTGGCAGCCACGACGGGTCGAGCTTGCCGTTACTGTCGGCGATCGGGACCTTGTCAGACGCGCCTGTCGTCGACGTCATGACGCCGCCGAGTGCCGACGAGGTTGCCGCAGGCAGCCAAGAAGGATCGAGCGCCGTCGCTCCGCTGGCCGCGATCGGGACCTTGCCGGCGGCTCCCGTGGTCGACGTCATCACCGCGCCCTTCGCGCTCGACGTAGCATCGGGCAACCACGACGGGTCAAGCGTGCTCTCGCCAGATGCGGCCAGAGGCGAGTGATTCGCCGCACCGGTGCGGCTCAGAGGAGCGCCGGCGTAGAGCATCGACAGCTCGCTATACTTGCTCTCTCCGTCTCCGATCGCGTACTCGAGGCTGCCTTCGAAAAGGCGGTCCTTAACAAGGAAGAACACGCCTTCGGGGACGATCGGATCGTTCTCAGCCCACGCCGTGGCTGTGTCGCGCGTCGGGGCGATCAGTTTGATCTCTCGGCAGCCCGACTGTCTGGCCGTCTCAAGGCACTGGCAATCGCAAGTGCAGACCGCCGTGGTCTCTTCAGTGGTGCCGCAAGTAACACACGGATCCATAATATCTCCTCCTCCTACCAATGACGGTGAAGAATTGCGTCCTTCACGCCGCCAGTCGCTGTTTTGACCTCGCCGACCGCTGTGGCCAGCGCGTCGAGCTTGGTCGCCAGAGTGCCGAGCGCGGTGATGATCGTCTCCTGATTCGCGGCGATCGTGTCAAGAGTTGCGGTTTCTTCTGCCATGGGTCATTCCTCCTTTAGGATTATGTAAGCGTCCACACGATGGACGCGAGTTCCGCTTCATCCTGCGCCGCGTCGATCTGCTCGACGAGGCGTTTTTCTTCCGCGAAGGCGGCTTCGACGTGAGCGCCTACGATCCGCGCCATAGCTAGGATCTCCGGGGCGCTCAGCGTCAGGTATCCGTCAGCGCCCTTCCAAACGGTCGTGTACGTCGAATCGACCGCCGCAGACAACGCGACCGCGGTGATCATTGCCTGATCCTCGCGGTCGGTGGTGATATGTACGCCGTTGATGATGACGCCGGCGATCTCGTAGTCATAGCGGGCGGCAGCAATCTCAGCTTTTTTCTGTTGTTTCAGTGATTCAAATACCATAGGGTCATCATCAAAAACAAAACTGAAATCAGGTAAGCGTATAATTTCTCGTTCTGTTTCTTGCCACGGGATTGACTCGTCCTCTGCGGCATTTAAATAAGACGGAGATAAAAGTGTAACGTCCCCCTCGCGGGCACAAACAATTACACCATCAATTTGCTTATATTCCATACACTAATACCCCCTCGGATAGCATAAAAATCCCCAGACATCGGTATTTGCAGGAATAGCTGTACCACGATTGACGAGCCACACTTCACCGTTATCTCTCACTTCAAAATAAGCGGGGTTACCGTAGTTTGAATCGTATTGTGCAGGGGCGCACCCTAACTGTGCTGCGTTTCTCGATGCAGGTACAGGGAGATTGGTGTATACTTTTGTGTAACTCCACGTATTCACTTGAGCAACAAGTTTGCAATAAATGAACAACCAAACGAGGTTATTTGCTATCGTGTATTTTGATTGTGAATCACTAGCTACGGCGGATGTCCTAGTCCCAGACGATTGCGTATTTGTTAAAAGTTTTGATATATCTTTACCGTCCCACGTAAAAGCTCCATTAGGGTCTAAAGACAACCTTTTATATGATCCATCGGATGCCATTGCGTCTAACTGAACCCCGTTCCCACTTTCTTTTGAGTTCAACCACATACGAGAGCCAGTTTGCCAGCCATTACCACCACATAAAAACAAACGTGAATTTGATTCTGAACGATAAATATCTGTACCTGTTAATGCCCCACCCGATTTAGGGTAATAATCAGCAGCACCCCATGTCGCTTTACCTTCAGCAGACCACCGTAGTATTTGTCCACTTGAACCACCCGTTGGGATAATTTGACGGACATACGCTGTGGTCGCGATTTTTGTTGAGTTGTCACTTGTAGCGGGAGTAGGCGCGATTGTGAAAACCCCATTTTGGTTATATCCAATCCCTAGTTCAGCGAAAACATTATCAACTGTAGGATCATAAACAAGCAGCGTCAATCGGTTACTAAAATCAGACGCACTGACCATACGTTTAGGCGCGTACAGCATAGACAATGGTTTTCCACTTCCGCCACTAGCTGCATAATGTGATAAAACAGATGGATATGTCGTTGCACCGTTAAAACTCTGTCTGATTATGCCTGTGTCTTTAGTATATAGAGATTCCCACATCGCAGTTCCGTCTGATGACCATCTCAAATACATGTTAGCACTACCACCACTAGGAATGTGTTTGTTTCCCGTAGTTGTTGGGTGGGTGTAAACGGTGTCAGTGAACTTAGCGTCGGCAGGAATTACACGGTGCTGAATTGTAGAATTGCGGAAAACAGGAACCCATGTGTCTGTGGTGTTGTTCGTGTTAATATCAAGCGTATACCCACTCCAGACATCGTTATCAGCGCCCCATACTGCTGTGCCATCTGCGCCCCATCGCAGGATTTGACCAGATGATCCGCCACTAGGGATGTGCTTATTACCGCTAGTTGTAGGATGGGTGTAGACGGTATCAGTGGCGGCGATAGTGATCGTATCGTTCGTCGCGTCGGGCGTTAGCGTGATATTGCTTCCTGCAACAAGCTCAAGCGTGTCAGTCTTACCGTCAGCAGCAACAGTCGTTGAACCGACTTTGATATTGGAAAAGGCGTTCTGGTTCGGTTCAGCGCCCGCCGTAATACCGTCCAACTTGCTTTTGTCCGCTGCGCTCATCAGGCCGGCAGCCGATGACGACGCCTCCGTCGCCGGGATCGTGATCGTCCTGTCCGTCATGCCAGTCACATGTCCTGTGCCGTCACTTTCCACCTGCGAGACCGTCACTGTACCGCCGAAGGCAGGCGTCAGGTCCTGCGTCGGTTTGCCGATCCTCGCCGTGTATGTCGGGTGCGTGTAGACCGTGTCAGTGAACACAGCATCCGCGGGGACCGTCTTGAGCAGTTGATACGTGCAGGCCGTCGCGACGCCGTCGTCGAGGTAGATTGGCTGCGTCGCGGACCCGACGTCACTTGAGCCGAGTTTTGATGCCGTTCCCGCGCTTGTGGCGTAATTCGCATTTGTGGCACTATTAGCACTTGTGGCATTGCCGTTAAAATTTACGGCAGTTACAGTGCCGGGGAAAACTGTATTTCCTTGTTCATCAAGTAATGTTGCTCTACGTACCTGTTGATAAAAACGAATACCTTGGCTATCGGGAAGCATATGGTCTCCCGCGTACTGAGAGATATAGATAGGTTCAGTACCGTTATCCGCAGTAGCAATTTCAAGAAAACCATTATCAATTGTTGTAGAATCTGACGCACCAAGCGGGTCTGGATTACCTGTAATACCTGTACGGATTGCCCACAGGTCATTTCCTGCCATTTCACCAGAGAACTGACTGACCGTCTCCACACCATTAACGCCGTAAGTTGAGTTGATGTTCCCGGTTACGGTATCTCCGGTTTTTTTGACATATGTATCGGGGACCGCGTCCAGAATAGCTTTATCGGCAGCGCTCATCAAGCCGGCTGCCGTGGGCGTGGCCTCCTTGCCGCCGATGGTCACCTTGTCGTTTGTCGTGTCGGCAGTTAACTCAATCCCCGTGCCGGCGGACAGCTCGAGCACGTCAGTCTTCTCGTCGGCCTCGATCGTGCTGCTGCCGACCTTCACGCCCGAAAAGGCGTTCTGGTTCACCTCCGCGCCCGGCTCGACGCCATCCAGCTTGTCCTTGTCCGCGGCGGTCATCATCCCGCGCCGGTCGGCGGTCGCGTCGACGATGTCGGCGTCGAGCTTTTCCGATAGCCGGCGCAGGTAGTTGATGATCTTATTCCAGACCGCCCTGCCGTGATCAAAGGAGTAGTCACCGTTGGGGATCCCCGGCCATTTGTAGCTCATGACAGGTTAGTCCATTCCCAACCGGTCGCAGTGCGCGTGAGCACCTGCCCGGCCTCGCCTCCGACGAGGACCTGAAGCAAAGGTGCTGCCCAGTCTTTCGCGTCCGCGATGACTGCCTGCGCGTCCGCCTTGACGGCGTTCGCCTCGGCGGTCGTCAGCTCGAGGGCGCTCTTGGCCACGTCAGCAGCGGCGATCAGGTCCTTGACCTGCGGGACCGCCTCGAGGAATTGCAGGACGAGAGGATTGACGGAAACCCAGTCCATAGGATCCGCGTGCTGCCCATCGACGACCGGCAGTGCCAGAGGATTGAGCCCAGAGAACGTCGAATCGCCGCCGTCGATAATGGCCGGAGCACGGCGCGAGAAGACGAGACTGCATTTGCCGTCGATGATCGGGATGACCATAAACCATCTAATAAATGGATAGAGTGTGCCCCAGACCGCACAGAAATATTGATGCGCCTTCTGGGCATTCGAGTACGCCTTAATCGCATCCGCCTCTGCCGATTCCGCCGCCGTCTCGGCTCGGGTTGTGTAGGCGACGATCGCGTCGGCCACAGCCTGCGCAGCCGCAGCCGCAGCGTTGGCCGCGTTCTTTGCCGTGTTCGCACCGGTTGCCGCCGTGTTCGCGGCGTTCGCCTTCTGGTTCGCGAGGTTCGCCGCCGCTGTTGCTGCTGCCGCGGCCGTGCCTGCTGCCGCTCCGTTTGTTGCTGCGAGCTGGGCCGCCGATGTCAGGTCGTCGTAGTCCACGGCCGGTGAGGTCTCATTGACGCCGGCCATGATGCAGCGCCCGAGTTTCTCGTCGAGCCCCTGCAACATCTGCACGATCTCGTCGAACTCGCTCTCGATCGCCTCGGCCTCGATCGTGCCTTGATTGACGAGATCGAGAGACTGCTCAAGCGGAACCTCGCGCAGGATCGTCAGCGTCTGCGAGCTCGTTAGCGGCGTGCCCGAAACGGGGTATGTGACCGTCTTGTCGTCGAGGTCGACTGTGTAGTCGTTGAGGACCCGCGACGTCGTGCCGCCCTCGGTGACGTAGAGTTTTAGCCAGTCCTCATCAACGCACGGGAACACGTAGGACCAGACGCGCGTGCTGCCGTTGCCGGTGTACTGCTGTTTCACGGTTGTCGTGTGTACAGTCATAAAGCACCTCCATAAAAGAAGGCGGCCTCACCACGAGACCGCCTTTTTGCATTGCCTAGAACATCCCGCGCCTGGCGCGCTTCACGTCGCGGCGCATTGCCAGCATCGCCCTGAACGCGTCGCCCAGACTGTCAGACCGGAGCGCTGTCAGCGTGCGTTTGGCCGCCGTCACTGGGAACAGCCCCGTGAGTAGTGCGAATCCTTCGGTGAGCTGCCAGGCACCGCGCTCGAACTTTGTAACGCCGCTCTTGGTGTACTGCGAACTGTCTGTGCTCATCATGTCCTTCGCACCGCGCATGATCTTGGCAAACGGAGCGACAAGCGCGCTGCTTGTGTTGCCCGTGGGCTTGTTGTTCAGGATCGAGTCGTACGCTGTGAACAGTTCCTTCCCGATGACCGGCACGGAACTAATGTACTGCCTCGTCATCACGCGCCCGGTCCACTCCAGCCAGTTCTCGTCATCATCGTCATCCGGCGGTCCGTCGGTGACCATGCCCAGGAGCATCGCGCCAAGCGTGAGCGCCGCGACATTGTAGGCGATGCGCGGGACGTTGCCGCTTTTAATGCGCTGTGCCATGTCGTACATGGTCATGCCCCAGACCTGCGCGCTGTCGTTGGTGAAGATCATCATCAGCTTGGCGATGCCGGTAGCAGACTGCTGCCAGAGTGCCGGCTGGTCCTTTGCCTGCGGCGTCTGCTGCGTGAGCGCAACGGCACGCTGCGCTTCGCGGATTGCCTGCTGCTGCGACATGTTGCGCTTGATGCAGGCATTGTAAACGGCCTTCCAACAGATCGAAGCGGTAACGACATCACAGAGACTGATGTGCTTCATTCCGAGATCAAAACGCGTTGGACGCGCGATCTGCCATCTGCGGATCAAGGCGTTTGACCTCGGCGATGTACTCCTTCGGATGGATCGCGAACTTCCCGATCTCCGCGAACACCTGCGTAAATCCTGCAGAAATGAGGACGCGCGGGAGCGAGAGCGTCTGCTTCAGCATGGTCGAAAGAGAGCCGCAAAGGTAAGCGATCGACATGTGCCGTCCGATGGCCCTGGTCACGCTGTTCAGAGCGCTGTGCGCGATCTGCCGGTCGTTCTGGATCACAAGGTTCGTATAACCGACGACAGACTTCCACGCTTCGGTGCCATACTTCAGCGTGATCGCCTTGCCGATCGTCATGCGGCCGTCTGCACCTCCCGCACGGCCGAGCACGCTGCCGAGGTCGCCGGCAACTTTCGCGAAGGCCGCGGTGTGTTCCTGGGCGCTGACCTGATCGGACCAGAGATCGACCAGCCCGAGGTCAACTGCACGCTGTCCGTTCTGGTTGATTTCCTGGCGCTTGTGCAGGAAGCCCTTTTCAAGCATCGCCCTCTGCCCCGCCCGGGCAGCTTTCCCCTCGAGCGTCTCCGCGCTCTCTGCATCGACAAGCCCCTGCCGGCTGGAATATTCGAGCCGGTGCATGGGGGTGTAGTTCTCTTCCTTGTCCATCGCCTCATTGTACACATCGATGAAGCGTTCGTTGAGGCGGTCAAAGCTCTTGTCGAAGTCGTCGATGATCGCGTCGGCGAGCGCCCGTTCAGAGCCTGTGAGCGCCTGGACACAACGTGCAGCATGGGCTTCCGCCTGATTGCCGAGCCCGCGGAAGTTGCCGTAGATCAGGGCGTCATGCCCCTTCTGGTTCTTCAGCAGCGCGTAAATACTCAGCAGCTGGTCGACGGAATAAGCCTCACCGTCCACGACGCGGGACTTGCTCAGATCGTAGAAACTGATCCCGAGATCCTTCATCAAGCCCTCGATGTTCGCGCGACGTTCCAGAACGTGACGCAGTTCCTCGTCCCTGGCCTCGTTGACCATGTCCATGAAGTACTTTGTCATCGCGGAGTCGTACTGTCCGCCGCCGTTGCCGATCCAGTCGAACAGGCGCTGTGCACCGAGCGTTGCGGCGTAGGTCCAGTCGCCGGCCTTCTGCAACATGCCCTTGACGCCCTTGTACTCCTTGCGCAGGTCTCTGACATCGCGAACGACCTTGCTTGACCGCTGCGGGATCCTGCCGATGCTTTTCAGGAGTTCCTCGAACATGCCCGCTCGTCTGACGTCCGTCGCCTGCTTCCACTGTTCGTACTCGACGCGGCCGCGGTGATGGACCTCTTCCACCTCGGCCTCGAGCTTGAGCAGGTCCTCGAGCTTCATTTCCGACAGACGCGTCGTCTCGAGCATGTGCAGCAGTTCCTGTTCGGACCGGGTGAAGTCCTCCGTCTTGACGTCAGGATTCTCCTTGACGTAGTCGGCAAGCGCCTGCGCTTTCGCGAGACGCTTGGGCGAGACGTTCTTCAGCGTGTACTGGGCAAGCAGACGTTCAAGCTCCTGCTTGACGCCCCAGCGGACATGTTTGTCATTGCCCATCTTAGTGATGTGCTTGATGATGCGCTTGATCTGCTTCTTCATCTGGTCACGCTGGCGCTGCTGCTCACGCATGAGCTTGACCTTTTCGCGGTCCTTGCGGCGCTGTTCGCCCATGCGCTCCTTGTACTGCTCACGAATCTCCGCAACTCGCGCCTTGTGCTTTTCTTTAAGCGCCGCGATGCGCTCGCTCGCGCGTGCGCGTTCGGCTGCCCGTCCTTCGGCACGGCCTCGCTTCTCGGCTTCCCTGATCTCGGCCTGTCGGGCTTTCATCTCCGCCTTGAGAGCGGCCTGCTCGGGATCAACAGTGCGCTTTCGCCGGCCGCCCATCTCGCTGATGACTTCCTTGATCAGGTCGAGCTCATCACGCAGCGCAGGCGCAGCGGCCTCGTCGGCAGTCTTCAATTCAGCCTGCACGGCCTTGCGGCGCTCTCTGGCATAGGCGACGATGTCCTTGTCGTCCATTCCGTACATCATCCAGGCGAGGTTGTCATCCGTGAACGGTACGTCGTGCAGCCCAGTTGTCTGTCCTTCGGGACGGGACATCAGCAGCTCGTACAGAGCATTGACGTCGCCGACCTGCTCGCCGGTTTCGTGAGCGTACTCGGCTGGGATCTCCTCAAAGCGCAGGGTGCTGTCCTTGCGGAACAGCCCAGGATCGCGTTTGCGCAGGCCCTCTGCCTCGCTCTTGCCCCAGACGCCGAGGACGTTTTCGTACGAAAGGCCGCCGTGGTTGCGGATAAACGCCGTCAGGGCGCTGCGTGCCTTGAGCTGCAGCTCGTCACGCTTAGGAGTGTCGGCGACGATGCTGCTGCGCGTCAGCCACTCCGGCGGTTCCGAGTCCCCCAGCGTAACAGCGCGCCACGATGCGTCATCAACCCGGGAGAACTCAGCGTCTTCAGACTCGCGCTCCAGTTCCGCGATGCGATCATCGGCGAGCTGGTCCTCCTCATAGAGGTCCTCGAGGGAGTGATCTTTGAACATGTTGAGCTGATCCTGCTCGTGTTGGCGGGCCTGCTGCTCGTAGCGGTTGATGATCTCGATCGCATCTTCGTCGAAGATGACGAAGCAGCGCCCGTCCTGCGCCCCGTCGTAAGTGATGCCCTTGATACCGGCGTCGGACAGAGCGAGGGAGGCGGCCATCTGATTCTCGAAGTTGTCGCCGCGGAGCGCATAGGCGAAGGCGTCATAGATGTCGCGCCCCTCAATCGTTCGGCTGTTGCGCAGCTTGGTGAAT